CCGTGTCGGCCAGCCATGCAGCTTCTTCAATGTCACGCAAGGTCTGTTCCGCTGGTGTTGCTGGACGCACTACAGGCGTTTTATCCCCCGTCAAAACTAAACTGCTCATGATAGCCTCCTACGGAAGACAACAATTTTTCCTTGCGCTTGCCAGTTGCCGCTAGACCAGAACAGACGCAACCCGTCACAGGCATTGGTGTTCCCTACATAGGCTCCACCCGTCGATGAGGTGATCCCGCTAATACCTGCATTGGTAAACTCTAGCCTACCTGTCGGCATCACTGGTTTGTTAAAGCCGGTGGAGTTGGGGTCTAGGAATAGTATGTCAGTGCTACAGCCTTCCGTAGCTACAAACCCCACAGCGTTCATGATCCGAATGCTCGTAGAGTTCACCGCCGCAGCGTCAGCATAAACTGAGCCGGTAACGATTGAAGTGGACTGAAAGACTTGGGCTTGAAGGTCAACGCCATCGCTGACAGGCGCGGCACCACGGACAGAAACTTGGTAATCATACCCTGCCGCCATCAACTGACTGTCGAGGTTCGTAACAACCGTAATTGAAGCGCTCGACACGAACTCCCACGCGCCCCACCCCGGCCCAAGCGTGAAGTTAGAGCCGGTTATTGGTAGCGTGGCTTTTGACCCAGCGGCGTCTACATCTTGGAGAGCCGCGACGTTAAGTGTACTCATTGGATTACCACCCTGCTACCGCTTGGAATTGTCAGCGTATTACCAGACTTAATCGTTATCGGACCTATCACGCCAGCGTTGATGACCTCAAAGATCGTGTTAGTGCCGCTGCCATTGTCGCTGATGGCTACAGCAGTACCGCCAATCGTCAAGGCCAGCTTCAGAGTGGCTGAAGCCACGTCCCTCACGAAGTAATCTGTATCAATGGCCCAGCCATTTGGGAGGTCTGAACCCGTGAGTCTGACATTCATATCATCTGCAAATCCGTTCGACGTCCCCTTGTCAAGTAAGTTTGTAGCATTCGTAGCGGAGAACGTGGCTGAGTTCGAACTTATTACTATGTCTTCCTTTTGGACCTTTCCATTTGTTCTGTAAAACGTACTCGGCGCAGTACCCTTCGACGGCCCACCACCCGCCAAGGTCGTCCATGAAGCATCCGTGCCATCTGAGGTGAGCGCCTGTCCGCTCCCCCCCACCCCCAACCGGGCTGTGGCATTCGATGAATTTCTGTAGATGATATCGCCGCGAGTGGTCATCGGATCTGATAGAGAGCCGGCACCGATAGTCGTCCGAACGGCAGCCGCATTGGCGTCATCGAGGATGGTCCGCGCGAAAGCTGTTAGGTCGGCAACTGCGGCGCTGCCTGATCCAGTGAAGTAGGGTAATTTATTGGCCGCGCTTGTTAGGCCAGCCAAGGCATCCAGGTCGGCATCCCATGCCTGTACATCACTGCCGATTGCCACGCCGATGCTGGTGCGGAGCGTGCCGCCACTTTCCAGCACCGGGTCCGTAGTGCCGTCACCGACGATCATTTGTCCATCGGTCAGCACGGCCGTAGACTTCACCGTAGACGCGCTGGCGGCCAGAATAACGCCGCCCGTAGTCAGGCCGGAGAGCGCGCCCGCCTGGAGCGCGGTAATTTCGGATTTAGCCGTGGCGAACTGGGTCCGTACACTAGCCGTCGTGGCGGTTCCTTCGGTCGGTTTGGTCGCGTCAATCGCTGATGTCATTATTCAGTCCCAAATTGTTTCGCCGGGGCTGAAGTCCCAGCGCGTTAGTAGGTCACCATCCCACGTTGTGTGATCTCCCGAATCAATTGTTCCTTTCTCTCCCAGACTATCAGCCGTCACCTGGTTGGTCGCCAAGGACCGGTCCGCCCCCTCCGTGCGCGGGTCCGGCACCGCCTGGTGGTCAGCGCGGCCACGGACGAAGTCCTGCGGGTGCCTGGCCTCCCAGTGGTCGCTACAGACGCGCAGGCCGTTCCATTCTTTCCGCGTTTGTGATGCCTTGACCTTTCTGCCGCAGCGGTCGCAGATGACATTGTTCTCACCCGGCGCGTAGTAGGTGCCGGCCATTACGTTGCGACCGCGTTCCCGTCCGCTGACAGCGCCCGCCAGAGCAAATAGAAGTCAATGTCGCCTGCCGTGGCCGCGTTGGTTGCGATCGTCATAATGATGTTAGCGCCATTGCCGATGATAACCTCTTCGTCGGCGCACTCCGCACCGTTGGTATTGGCGGCTGTGGTTTTTGTCCAGGAATCACCAACGGCGAACGCGGTGCCATCCATGACATCCTGGATGAGCAGGCAGGCGGTATTGCCCGCCACGCCAGCTTCCAAGGTGCCGTTGTTTGAGGCGCTGGTCAGGGCAACGTCAACGGACGCCACGAGCTTGCACGCAATGTCGCCGGTGATGGTGAACAATGTGATGGCGCCAGTGGCGCCGGCATCATCGGTGAAGTTCCAGTTGCCGCGCGCCAGGCGGAAGTCCTGGGCCGGTAGCCTGCTAATCCCACCCATGTCAGCGCAGTCCACTTGCGCTGCGGATCGTCGCCGTGCCCGAGGTATGGGCGGTGAGCGCCAACCTAAACGCGGTTGCCGGGTTGGTGTAGTTGCCGTCGGCTGAAGCCGTCTGCGTCACCAAGCTCTCGTGATTGTGGGTGGTCGCATCGTCCTCGACGAAGCCATCCAGTTGAATGTTGTTGAAGGTGTGTTCAACGGTATAGGTCAGCGCGGCGCTGGTGGACAGCTCGACCGCCAGGCCTACGTTGAAGTTGCCGCTGCGGTAGTCGAGCGGCACCCAGCCGCTTTCACACAGCCCATCCACACCGACGATCACGCCCGCCGCCGTGGCCGCATCACCTGTGACCTTCGTCACCGTGGCGAAGTTTTTGCTGCCTGTGGCGATGGTGGTATTGCCGCCGGTGATGGCTTCGGTCAAGACCTCGCCACGGCGATCCGTACCCAGGACCGTGAACGTGCGGCCGCTGTCGTTGCCCGCACTGGTCAGGGTAATATGCTGGGCCGTCCCGTTCGTCCAGGTGCCCTGTACGCCAATCTCAACATCGCCTGCCGTTGCACCTGATGCCGCCACGGTGGTGATGCTGTAGAACGTCGCGGCACTGACCACGGTGTAGTTATTCGGCCCGGTGATAACCTCGACGATCTTGTGGCCTTGTTTGTTGGTGCCCGTGACCGTCATGGTCTTGCCGGTTTCGTTACCGCCAGCGAAGACGGTCACGCGGACGCCACTGTGGAACGCCAGCCCGAGAGCCCCGTTTAAGGTCAGGTCGGCGGCTCCTGCGGGCGTCTGCGCCGCTGCAATGCCATCCCTGTCCAGACCTGACGTAAGGGCGCCATTGAGTAGGAACTCAAGGTTCGACGACGCCAATGTCTGGGTTGTGGTGAGCCCATTCGGATCTGACGCATCCGGAGTGAGTGTAATTGCGTTGGGTTGCATCTCGATGTTCTCCTTCTTTGCCTAACGCGCTGCACGGCGCTAGGTCTTCTATTCAACAATTTCCTGGTGGAAGAGTTGGTGGCGGCAGCGCGACAACGCTGCCGCCAACCATTCAGAAGCTAGGTCGCGATGGGATCGAGGATCGCACTTAGATCCTCGCTGATCACGCAGTAGAAGTTTTGGCTGATAACGCAAGCCGTGGCCGTCACGCCGTTTGCTTGAGCGGCCGCGCCGGCGCAATGGTTGCCCACGACCACACCCGTCGCCGAGGAGGCGAGGCTGATGCAACCGTCGGCAGTATTGGCGATGTTGCCGATGATGTTATCGGTAATCTGGCAGAAGGTGACGACACCAGCGCCGCCGACAGCCATCGTTCCCCAGTCGCCCTGGAGAATGTTATCGCTCACGATGTGCCCGGTTCCGGTGCCGGCAAAGTTCACAAAATGCGTGTTCGACGCATCGTACATGATGGCCCGGCAACCCTCGATGGTAATGCGGTCGGACCCGCCAGCCGCAGCGTCTTGGACACAGACCAGCGCGTTCAGATCATCGCCGCTTTGCGTGAAGCGGCAGGCGCGGACGGTGAAGTCGTCAGCGTTGACATCGAGCACGACGGCAACGTCAGCGAAGCCCGCAATAAAGTGAATGTTCTCGATCGTGACGTTGGCGGCGTCAATGTCTATATCAGCCGTCGTCGCGGTGTCGAGCGTGATGGTCGGCGTTGACGCACCGTCTCCGATCCCACGGACGGTCACGCCCGCTACATCCAGAGCTATGCCGGCGGCCGCCGAGACGGTTTCGGCATGGCCTGGCTTGACCATGATGACATCACCGCTGTTGTCCGCGCAGAGATCGAGAGCAGCCGCAATGGTGAGGACGGGCAGCTCGAAGGTGCCCTTGTAGCTGGCCTTGGAGGCGCCGCTGTCTACCCAGAAAACATTGCCGCCGTGGCTTTCGTAAAGAGGGGCTTGGCGAAGCAAGACGCCGCCGGAGAAACCCTTGGGATAGCTAGATCTTGTCATTTGGTAACCTTTCCAAAAAGGAACTAGGCCTGGGCGCCGTGGTCGAGGTCACTTATGGCACGAGGTCGATAAACTCTGTGCCCCAGGCTTCATTCAAAACGCCGGACAAAGCCGGCACTTCTGGTGAAACTACGCGCCAGGCGAACCCGCAATGCCGCGCCAATCGTCCCAGCCAAAGCTGTAGCGTTCGTACTTCTTCGCTTTGGCGTTCTTAGTATCAAAGTCATTGTCCTGCTCGAACTCGCCGATCTCACGCTCATAGTGGATCATGCCACGAGGCGCGGTGGTCCGTAAAAACCAGGCGTCTGGGTCCGAGAAGTAATGGTTGACCTTGATGCCGTCCGGCAGAGCCTTGGTCGCCCGCAGGACGTTGACCGCGTTGTTAGCGGTATCGTTCTGCAAGACCGACTTAAGGATCCGGTTGGCGTTCCACCATTCCTGGCGCGGCACCAAAAGGCACCGGCACATGATCTTGATCTGGAGACCCTTGTCGTTCTTGGTCCCCATGACCTGGGTGATCATGTCCTCGAGCGCCGTCTCATTGAGATCCGACGCCGTGGTCAGGATGTTGGATTGGTTGCCGGCTTGCGTCGGGTGAGACGCGCTTAGAAGCACGACGCCGTCACCCCCCGTAAAGCCTGCGGTAGTCGCCCTGTTATAGACGTTCGCGCCAACCGTCTCGCGGGTAGTGCGAAGCGAAAAAGCCAAGGCTTCGGAGCGTCGTTTGGAGACTTCCTCATAGAGTACGTCTCGCAGCTCCTCATAGGTGACGATGTAGCCGAGGGCATACGCGACGTGCGTGTGCCGGGCAACATAGCCTTGCGACTCGGAATCGTAAGACACCGACCCGCCTTCCGGTTTGATCGGCGCCAGGCCGAAACCGGAAACGAGGACGCTTTCCTCATAGGCTTTCTCCGACGAATCGATGTCGAAGCCGTCAACATACTCCAGCTCGTGTTTGTCGTAGGAACGCCCAAACCAGGCCTTGACGCCAGGCCATAGGGCTTTCGGGTGATTGCCCGTCGTAATGACAGCCATTTTTCATTCCCCCCTATATGCCGAGCGTGCCGATGGCATTGGTATTCATGCCACTGGCCTCGGTGTGGACGCTGATCATCACCTCGATCTTGTTGTGGACCGCGTTTGTTTCGTTGTCGGCGCGGTTCACTTGTCGCTGGATGAGCAACTGGTATGACGCATCGGCGGCTGGTGTGCCGAACGCCTCGGTTCCGGATAGGCCTGTTGTGGTCGATCCGGAGTGGCTGTCGAGCAGATAGGTATTGAGCCCAATCTGCGCGGCGGTTACGGCTGTCGGCGCCTGGATCTCAAACACCAGGTCCGGATCATCCGCGACAAACACAACACGCTCCGTCGAGGCAGGGTTGTACTGCTTCGATAAATCGTTTGGGTTGGCCGCAAAACCGACGACGACGCCGGTGATCCGTTCCGCATCCGAGTTGGAGTCACCGGCGGTCGTGCGATTGACCTCCGGCAGCGTGCCGATCTGGAACTCACCAGCGCCGGGCGCTGAAACGCGCGCGGTATTGCTAGTGCCAGTCTTGACGACGCAATCGCCGATAAACACGGCGGTCGCATAACTTGACGGCAAGTAGTAAGGCTTTGCCGCGCCATTATACGCTGCGCCATTTCGGTGCCGGATGGGTACGAGCCCACGCGGCGCATCAGTATTTGCCATGATGCAATCCTCTTTGGCATTGGGTTACAAAATGGCGACGGTTGGTCACCCTTTGGATGGCCGCGTCGTAACGCCCATCTTAATCCCTTCTGCGGGAACGTAGCGTCCACCATCGCCAGGTGAACCATGCTGGTCTACGCCTCGGCCGAGTTGTTCGTCGATATCATCCAATTTGGCGTTTTTTGCCGCCTGGTCCTCATCATAAAATTCCTGTTTCTGCTCCATGAGGTAGGCGTGCATTGGCTCGCCATTTTCCTGGGTGCCGACGACCTTCCGTATGCGCGCGGCGACCTGATCGCCCTGT